CGCCGCCGCCGCGAACGTGGGTAGCGTCCGAAGCCGTGGTGGTGGTCTGCACGCCCAGAACGTCAACGTGTCCGCCAACCGGCTTCAGGTCCACGTCGATCCGCGTGATTACATCGGTGACCAGCGCAGCGCGCGCGGTGCCGTCCGACTTGCGAACCAACGCGCCAGCCGCAACAGCAGCAGCCACGAGGTCAGCGTTCGTGATGGTCCTGTCAGCGCCCGCAGCGGAAAAGTCAGCGCCATGAGACCCAATGAACTGGGTCAGGGCGGGGACGGTGGAGGCCGGGTTTACGCCGACCGAATTTCCAGTGCTCATTTGTGTAACTCCGTTCATGTCGCGGTAATAATAAGTTTCAGTCCTCACGCCCGCGTCGTCGTAAGTGACCTCCAGCCAGACCGGCCCTTCGCCGGTGGCCAAATTGATGTAGTCAGGAAGAAACACCGTGCCCGCCGCTTCCACGCCGGGGTCGGTGGCCGATACCGTGATGCTCGGATGGCGCACCCACATGGGGGCCGTGCTATCGGGGCGCTGGGCATAGCGTCCGCCCAGGAAGCCGGTCAGCGGGTTGTCAGTTGCGAAGTCAGTCACAGGTTACCTCTTGCTGCAAGCGCCACATACCCGGCGCGCGGTCTGCCCAATGGTAGACAGTGCGGATGCGGCCAGTTTCACCGAGCGCTGAACAACTGCGCTGGGTGGTGCAAGCGCCGCGCGCGATCTGGCTGAATTAATTGCAAGCACCTGATAATCTGCCAGCGGTATGGCGGCATTGCGCGTCTCGCCCGCGATTGTGATCGCCGCATACATGACCGGCGGGCGGATCGCGGTGACGTCGAGCGGCAAGGCATGGGTCAGCGGTGCGACCGTTATGTCAGAAAGCGCCGCATGGCCGCCGTCCCATGTCAGAAACTTGCCTGCAATCTGCGCTGTGGTGCCGTCCTGGTAGTGGATCACGCTGCTTTCCTCTTGATATTTCCGTATGCAAATTGCCTGCCCCCAGCGCCGCCGAAGCGGGTGACGATCTCCCAGACCACGCCGTCCAGGATGTCGTCGCTGGCGTGGGTGTCGGCCTCGCTGAATGTTTTGAACTCGGTCTCGAACTGGCGCACCCCGGCGAGGCCATCGCGTCCCATGAAGCGGGTGCGCTCGGACGGGATCAGCAGGCGGCCTTGCTGCCAATAGGGCAGGGCCTCGGCCGCGCGCTGGAACTTGGAGCCGTGCTTGGGGGTCAGGCCCAGCGCAACGCGGATGCCCTTCTCGGCGAACTTGACCTTGAGCACGGCCATGAGCGCCGCGCCGATATTCGCGTCCTCGATGGTGATACGCGTGAAATTGAGCGCCTGGGTCTGCAGGGCCCATAGCCGCTCGGCATGGGAGACAACCCAGTCGACCAGTTCGGGGAACTCACCGCGCAGATTGTCGGCATCGAGCAGGTAGGCAATGCTGGGATCGCGCTTGTCATGGCCGAAGATCGCGAGGCCATTGTAGTCGCTGCCCTTGCTGCCCTTTTGCGCGGTGTCGATCCGCAGGGTGATATCGGACAGCGACCACGGCAGGTCTTTGACGCCGTAGTAGCGTAGCCATGCCGGATCATACATGGCGATGGATGTGTCGGACGGGCTCTGCTGGTATTGCGCTGCGAACACGCGGGCCCCGCGCGGCTCATCGGTGCTGGTGTCCTCTTGGGCGTCGCGGATCTTCAGCAGGGCCTCGCGGCTCTTGCGCTCGGGCCAGAGCGGGCCGGGTTCAAGCTGGTATGGGATCACATCGGCATGGCTATAGTCGCGGTAATGCTCGGGCGGGCGGCCAGTCTCGGACAGGGCCTGCAGGCACAGCACGTCCCATCGGTCACCGGTGCCGCCGCTCATCAGCCAGTTGGATATGTCGTCGGCGTGGAGGCGCTGCTGGATCACAATGACGGGGGTGCGCTCGTGGTTAAGGCGGGTGGTGATGGCTTGGCCGACCACGTCCTTCATCTCGGATCGATAGGGCGCGCTCGTCATGTCAGAGCTCTTTTCTGGATCATCGATGATCAGGCATCCGTCCCACGGATTGTCGCCAATGCCAGCTTCAAAGCCGGTGATCTGCGAACTGGTCGAGACGGCGTGGAATTCGCCGCCTGCGGTCGTGTTCCAGTGGGCCTTTGCATAGGCGTCGTGGGCTATTCGGGCCTCGGGGAAGGCCTGCTGGAAGCCCTCTGTTTCGAGCACCTGCTTGACCGCACGGCTGTTCTTCTGGACCAGCGACTGGCTGTAGCTGGTGTGCATGATCCGAGCGCCGGGGTTTTTGGCGAGGATGCGCGATGACAGGGCTTGGACGCCCAGCAAGGTCTTGCCGTAGCGGGGCGGCATGTTGATCAGCAGGCGGGTGCTTTTGCCCGCCATGACGCGATCGAGCGCGGCGCTGATCATCTCGATGTGCGGGGACGGCAGCAATTTGCGCTTATTGACCCAGTTGAAGCTGGCCCTGGTCCATCTCAGGTGTCTTTCAAGCGCGACGGCTTTGGCTATCTGTGCAGGGCTGGTCACTCAGGCCCGAGCGTGGCGAGCCATTTAAGCCCCGCCAGCGCGCCAGAGACGATAAGCGGGGGTAGGGCCGCCCAAATACCGACATACGCGCCCAGCGCCGCCCCTGCGGCCAGAATAAGGCCATAGCGGCCCCATAGGCACAGCGGGCAGTCGGTTGGGGCGAAGAAGGCGCGGATCATTCCGCCGCCTCGATCTTGTCGGCAAGGTGCCAGTGCGAGGGGGATGGGCTGGCGCGCAGCAGCTCGATCAGGTCGAGGCCCTCGATGGCGTCCAGCGTGGCCTCGCCCAAGTGCGCCGGGTAGTAGTTGCAGAATTCTCCGACCGTCATGTTGATCTCCCTTAGCCCAGCCACTTTTCAATTAACTCGCGCGCCTTGGCCGGATCCATGTCATCAAGGTTCGCGTGCATCTCATGCTGGATCGCGCCGCCGTTCGGGCCGGTGTGTTCGTGTTTGTCGCGCATGTGCCCGTAAAGCTTGGCCAGCCCCATTGTGGCAGAGACTGCGGCTCCCGGCGTCTCCATCTCGCGGGCAAACTCGCGGTCTTCGAGAAGCATGGTGCGAATGTCATCCACGGTCACTTCATGGCGCTTGGCGTGATCAGCCTTCAGTTCATTGACCCTTAGTGCGATCTTAGCGTCGGCCAGCAACTTGCAGGCATTCACATTCACGCTCTCAGGCTTCATATTCGCGGCATTGTAGCAAAGCCGGTAAGCCTCGCTGGCGTTACCGGTTTCAATGTATGCCTGACAGAATGCTTCCTGCTTTGGCGTCACGTTGGCTCAAACCTTAGCCATCGCCGAGCGGAACCCGGCACCGACCAGCACGGCAAGGACTATGTTGCCGTAATCGCCGCTGAAATCCACGCCGGGGACGTCCACGCCAAGGACGCCTTCGACAAGCGCGACAGCGACAGCGAGGGCGAGGGCGATATAGGTTTTGTATCCGTTCATGGTGGTATCTCCTGATTGGTCTTGGGCAAGCTGTGTTGATCTGCGCTGGGTGGTTCAAGCCCTTTGGTGGCGGCATCCGATGTCTGCGCGAACGCCGCACTGGAAGCATGGATCGCGGGTGACTTTGCGGCGGGTGATGTCATCGCTCGATCCGGCCAGCCAGTTTGAAGCACCGCACGGTGGGGTTGGGTTGAAGTCGGTCCATTTTCCGGTTTGGCAGACGTAGATCCGGCGGCGTGCGCGGATCACCTCGGTCTGGATCAGGCCGCGCATGGCGAGGCGGCGGATGGCGTGCATTACGCCGTCCTTGGTCATGCCTTGGATGCGGCCCGCGAACTCGGCGTTGGAGAGGCTTGGTTTGCCCGCATGGGCCAGCGTCTCGATCAGGTCGAGGAGGATGTGGTCGGTTGGGTGGGGGTGACGCGGTTGATGCAATGTGCCCGTGCCGGGGATGGGTGAGCGGGCATCAGCGCAAAGGGCCTGTGCTGGCATGTATGGCGATCTCCTGGGATCACCGCGTCACCGCTGATAATGGCAGGAGGCGGGGGGGTTGGCAAGGGGGCGTTAGAAATTGCGGCATTGCTGGAAACTCAGTCAGTTAAATTGAGTTCAAGGTAACTTCAAGGGCCAGAAATGGCTGATTTATGCGGGTTTGAGAGGTTAATTCAATAATTCAAGATATATATTAGTATAACTATTCCTACCTTCACACCCCTCCCCCTTTATCGCGCGCGCGAGAAATCTTGAATTTTTGAACTAACCAAAAAAACCGCAGTTTCCTGCGGCTTTCATGGCTTGAACTGACCTATTGAACTGAGGTCGCTTCAATTGAGTTTAGCTATGATATGTCGAAATAGATCGAACGATCTTTTCCGCCCTCGGCCGACTTGGTGATAGTCATCGTGCGGATCATCCCTGCCTCGACCAAACCGGCTATGATTTCCGCTCGTTTGCGGCGGTCGATGAACTGGGTTTTACGGCTAAGGCCTGTCCCATCGATCCCGGCGCTACCTGCATCGGAGATGATGCGCAGCACACGCTTCACAAGCGCCTCATATTCATTATCCGCCACCCGCTCCTTGACCGCGTTCATCAACGTCTGCACGCTCTGATTGGCGATGCTCATGCCCCAGTCGAGATCGGCGCAGGTGATGCTCGGATTTGCCGGGTTCTCGGTGATAGCCCGGATCAGCGCAATCTTGGCGGCGTTCTCTGCGAGGCGCGCGATGATGCCGGTCAGCTGGGTGCCTTGGTGGGCCCGTAGCATGTCGATCTGCGCCTCGCGCATGGCCCGCGCTGTCGCTTCTGCCTTGGCCCCGGCATAGGGCACGGAGTAGGGCTTGGGCACGATTGACGAGCTGTTGCCCATCGGGAACGGATTGTGGCTCTCTGCGCCCTTGGATATTGCCTCCAGGACGGCGATCAGGCTGTCTGGCGGTGTGTTGGCCACAAGATCATGCTGCGGGTCTGGGTAATGGTTCTCGCTCTCGAAAATGAGCATTCGCGCTAATGATCCATCCATGACGTTGCCGCTGGATAGGGAGCCCCAGAATACGGCGGGGGTTGTGACGCCGAACAGGCAGAGGCATGGTTGCTCGATAACCTCGCGGGGCTTTTCCTTGTCATTGGCATAGGCTGTGCCGAGGAACGTGCTGTCGGATAGTGAATAGAACTCAGTCAAGTTGTCGATGATCTCGGTCAGGTGCTTGGGCGCGCGCTTCCGATCTGCGGCTGATGCAATAAGAAACCCTACTTCATCGAGCGGAAATAGGATCGAGGGGTTGCGGGTGATGGCCGTGACGAGGCCCGAGCCCGATGCGATCTTGCTGGATCCCACGTGGGTTTGAAGTCCAGCGGCAATCATCAGTCGGGTTATCGCCCGCAGTGGGTGGTCCTTCCCGCCACCGCTATCGGCCACGCCGATGGAATAGATGTTTGTCCGAAGGCCGGTTGGTCCAGCGTAGCGCCGCCCTGCGGCTGCCCCGAACATTGCGAGAGATGCGCCGAGCGTGAGCCAAGGTTGGGGGCTTGGTGCGCTGGCGCACGTGTGATCAACGAACTGCGCCAATGCCCCATCGCCGAGATCCCTGCGCCATGCCGGGGCACCGATCCGTGGCCGTTCAACGATATCCTCATCCGGGTCTGGCTCACGCAACCTGGCAGGCACCATCGACTTCTGCACTTTGGCTTTGCAGTTCTCGACGAACCGGGCGAAGTCCTCATTCGACATCATGGGGGCGTGGAGCGTCTCGCCCGATGGCGGGCCGTCCTGCCGAACCAGTTGGATTGACCGGGCCACGGCGCGGCGCGGGTCGCGCTGGTCAAGGTAGTGGGCGGATACGGTGTTGGCCGGATTAAGCAGCACGCCCATGATCTGCGCGTCCGTGAGCCCAGCGTTTGCCATGAGGCGGGTGGCGGCGAGGCCATCCCCGCTCCGATCCTGTCCCGGCGGCGTCTCTATGGCGAGGCGCAGTGGATCGAGCGAGGAAAGGCTCAGCGCGTCCGGTGTCAGCAATTCCACCTCGGCAGGGGGCGCGACCGCGCCACCCGTGCTGGGGGCTGGATGGTTGGCCGGTGGGAATGATGCGGCCAATTCCTCTGGCGAATAGACCGCGCCGTCATTAGGAGATGCGAAGGTGGCCACCTTGGCCACACGCCCGCGCATTTGCTTCTTCTTGTCCGGCCAGTTGACCGATCCGGGGACGCGCATCAGCCGGTCGATATTCTGGCAGGCGTCCGCATCAAACCAGTCGCGCACCTGAGTGTTTATCGCCTCTATACTGGCGAGGTTGGCGCACGGATCGTCCAGCCGCCAGAATGCTTGCAGCCCCCCGCCGCTATCAATCACGAAACTGGGCGGGTGGTCTATCGCGAGGATGGCCGCTGTGATCTCGCCTTTGTGGAAGGCACCGCCGCTCTTGGGCGGATCTATATCGACATGAATGAAGCGGGCATGGGTAATGTCTGCCTTGCTGGGCTTCTTGTTGAGACCCGGCCGCACGATGTTGACGGTCCAGTAGATGTTGAACCCGTCTGCATTGGCCTTGGCCGCGCCTTCCAGTGCGGCATCTATATCGGTCTTGAAGTCTCGGCCATGCACGCCCACGCCGTTGGGGTGGATGTAGACCAGGTGGATTTGCTCCAGACTGGAAAACAGTTCGCGCGCGATCTCGGGATTGAAGGTGAGGGGGGTGGCCATCAGAACGGCACCTCCTTTTCCCATATTCTGCCGACCTCGGTGCAGACGCAGGCATAGGTGTGCTGGATAAAGCCCAGCCACTCCGCCTCGGTCATGGTGGCCAGATCGGTCTTGCCGAGGCGTTCGAGGTAAGAGCCGACCGCCTCACTGGCGGCATTGGCGGCCTTCTTTTCATCGACATTAAGCTGCATGTTTCCCCTCCTGCAGGAAGCTATTTTGAGGCACTGCATTGAGCAGCAATGGACGGGCACGGGTGTGGCGAAGATATCTGGAAACGGATCTAGGAAGGCGAAGCCGCGATAGGCTCGGCCGCAAAAGCATTGTCTCAAGGGGGTCTCCGATCAGCATGCTTGCGGCCCGAGGGATGCTTTGATTGCTACCCAAATCTGGCTTGCTCGCTGCTGCGATACGCCGATTTCTCGGCCAGCTGCGGTCACTGTCCATCCTTCGGAAACGAGATAGGCAATGCGATTGGCCTGGCCGTTGGTTATGGCGCGGCGCTTTTCGTAAGATGCTTGATATCGCTTCATGCTGCCTGCCTCCCCAGCTCGAATTTGAACGCTATGATCTCGTCGTATTTGCCGTTGCGCTTGACGCGGACGTGCGAAGGCACGGCGATCTCGCCAGCCCGCGCAATCGCCTCGTCCACAGTGCGCGGGACGGGGACGGGGGCGCGGCGCAGCCACCAGCTCTCCGCTTTCGTGCGGGCGTAACCAGTATGCTCAAAGCAGATCCATTCGCGCTGATAGATGAGGCCAATGCGATACTCGGCCCGCATGCTGGGCGGCGATCCGGGCTTCTCGTGCCGCCGGTAGTTTGCATCGCGGACTTCCAGCCATTCGGGCTCGATACGCCCTTCCGACATGATCGGCTTGGCATCGGGCACGATGCTGATCTTCGGTTCCGGTGGCGGGTATTCGTAACCGCACTCAGGACAAAGCCGCGTGGAGGTGGCGCAATCGCATTCGCATTCGGGGCACGTCTTGAACGGGGCATCGCCGCCGCCCTTGCCGGTTTTACCTTTCAGGAAAGGATCATCGAACGGCCCGCATCGGGTGATATTGTTTCCGAAGTCGAGCACGCGGCAATAGGGCTTTGGTCCGGCTTTAATCGCCGCCAGCCGCTCCTCTGCGGTGCCCTGCGGCATCCCGTGGGCATAGATTGGCCGGGTGCCGCGCCCGATGGTCTGGACATATTTGACAATAGATTTGGTGAGGTAGCACAGCACCACCAGATCTATTCGTTTGACGTTGAAGCCCTTTGTCAGCGTCATGTTGCTTATAAGGTAGCGCAGCTCGCCGATATCAAACTTGCGGATGATCGCATCGCGGGTGCCTTTGCCGCGTTCCGTATCGGTGTGGCCGAACAGCACGTCACCGATAAGGCCGCGCGCCTGAAACGCCTCATGCAGCGCTTCGCAGTGAGCCGTCGAGACGCCGAATATCTTCCATGCGGTGAGGTCCGAACCGGCCTCGCAAATCTGATCGACCTGCGCCCGAATGGTCTCTGGATCGAGCGCTCGATCCTCAACCTGTTGCGTGATGAACTCGCCCGCGCGGGTGCTAATTCCCTTGCTGTCGATCATACCTTGTCCAGCGCCGCGCCGCCATGTCCGTGGCGCACAAAGATAACCTTCATCGATCAGATCTGTGACGGTGGTCTCGTGGGCGATCCCGTCAAATAGGCAATTATCCTCGCCGTAAAGCGGGATGCCGTTGCCGCGATAGGGCGTGGCGGTCATGCCGATGATGACGAGGTTCGGGTTGATAGTCAGCAGATCGCCGATCAGCCGTTGATACATCGCATCGCTGGCAAATGGGATCATATGGCATTCATCGATGATCAGGATATCGCAGCGCTGGATTTCATAGGCGCGGCGGTAAATCGACTGGATGCCGCCAAAGATGATCCGCGCGTGCATGTCGCGCCGGTTAAGCCCGGCGCTATAGACCCCAGCGGGCGCGTCGGGCCAAAGGCCGATGAACTCCGCATAGTTTTGCTTCACCAGTTCGCGGCTGTCAGTGATTATCAGCACACGAACCGATGGATCGAATTCATTGGCCTGCTGCACGAGCATTGAGATGATGAACGCTTTGCCGCTGCCAGTCGGCTCGACTAGCAGGGGCCTGCGCCCCCGTCCGCTTCCGAGGTAATCCCAGCACCCGTCAACCGCGTCCTGCTGATAATAGCGAGGGGTTAGTTTCACAGCAACTGCCCCTGCCTCTGCGCCCATTCAAATGGATCAGCGGCATGCTTGCGCTTGCAAACGCGGGCGACAAAGAAACGAGACATTCCTCGCGCCTTCGCCCGACTGATCACTTCTTGAATGCAGGACGGATTCCCGGTATTGGGCTGCTTAGACATGGAGCCTCCACAATAGGCTTGATGTTCAGGGCCAGGGCTGGTGTTAGCGCACCTTCCTGGCCCAATTTTCTTTACCAGAATCTGCGGCTTGAACCAAGCGGAAACGCTCATTCCCCACCCCCATCGATCCATTCGGAGCCGTCCTGCATCCGGTAGACGATGACGCCATTGCGCGCATCGATCTGCTCGCCCGGCACGAGGTCGGGCAGGTAACGGTGATCTTGGCAGCCCGCGTCCTGATCGGTGCGGGATAGGTTGTGGCCGAAGCGGGTGCATTTCCACTCACCATCGGGGCAGACCTCAGCCGCGAGGCAGGTGCGGCAATTGCGCTCGGCCTTTGCTCCCTCGTGGCAAAGCCCGCGCCAGTCGCACCATCTGCATGCGAAGCTGTCAGCTCCGCCAATGCGATTTGGCGCGCGGTCGCTGAATATGATCCGCGCCGCCTTGTCCTTGAGCATCATTGCAAAGGCAGGGTCTGCATTGGTCCGCACTGCGGTCCAGCGGCGCACGCCCGGAGAGACGCAAACCAGATAGTGCCGGTCGATCCCGGCATAGTCCATGTATAGGACCGCCTGCGCGTAATAGGTCGCGTTCCACTCGGCCAGCGCGTTCTTCTCGCCAACCTTCTTCTTCGCCTTGTCCAGGTCCTGCCACTTCTCGCTCGCCTTGATTTCGAGCACGTGCCAAGTCTTGGGGGACTGGATCAGGCCAAGGGCCACGCCGTCCATATGGCCGGAGAAGTGCCCGCCTAAATCCTTGAAGCCGAATTGCTCGCCGCTCTCGTCAAGGTCGTGGACTTCAAGCCCGGGCGTGGCCTTGAGTCGGGCCACTGCGACTGCCTCACTGGCGTGGCCATCGGCGAACCGCTTGAGCGTGGTCGCGTCAAATTCGATCTGCGCAGCCCAGCGGAACCCATACCATAAGGCGCGCTCGCACGGATTGCCGATGGCCGACATACCGAGATAAGCCCGGCGGCGGCGCTCTTGCCCAGCTTCTAACGCACGATCTGCGGCCTGTAGCATTGGGCACAATTTTTCTGGTAGTGCGGCCATGCCTACACCTCGATTTTTGTCAGTCAGGGAAAGGTCCGGGCGGCGTCCGTCGAAAAGCCGCCGCCCGGTTTTACTCGGCTATGCCGCGTTGCGCTTCCATGGCGCAGCAGCCGCCGCTGTGGCGGGCTTGAAAGCACTGCCTGCTTGGGCAGGGACCGAAGCCGCACCCCCAGTTGCCTTGTAAGCCTTGATCGAGTTGGACGCGCCGTATTCCTTGCCATTGGCCGTGCGCGGCGGATCGACCTTAACCACCGCGATCATCGGCAGCATGTGCAGATCTTCGCTGTCCGAGACCGAGAGTTTGCCCACCGCGTGGCAGATTGCCGAAAGTTGGCGCTGCGCGATCTCGACCGCTGTAGCATTTGGATTTTCGAGATTGAGCCGGTCGAACAGCTTTCGGCCGGCCTGATCGCCCTCGATGATTTCAATTTCCAGCTTGAGCATCCGGCCAGTTCGTGCGGCGGTATCGACCATCTCGCTGGTCAAGATTTGCACCTTGTATTCGCCCGGCGGGATGGGGGCGTAATCGCCTTGCGGTTCGACTGCGGTTGCGTCGAAAGTTCCACCTAGAAATGCCATTATTCAGATCCTTTTTGTCAGTCAGGGTAGTCAGGGTTAAGCCGCTGCTTGCAAAGCATCGGCGCTCGACGCGGCCATGGCGGATGCAATCGCATCCCATGACAGCGGGAGTTCGGGGGGCAGGTTGTGCCGGTTCTTGGCGACGAAGGCTGGGCGCTCCTCGGTATAGAGCGCCCGGGTGCCAGCCCCGACGCCGCGCGCCACCTTCTTCATGCCCGAGTCTGTTTTCGTGACGCTGGTTTTGAAGTTGGCGAACAGCACCATGTCGGCATGCTCCTGGACGAGTGCTGATGCGGCCTTATGGAGCTTAATCTGGTAGCGGTCGAACGGCTCGGTTTCTGGGCTGTCAAAGCGCTTGATCTCGGCATGGGCGGTCTGAATGACGGCCATGCCCCGGTCATTGCGCAGGGCATTGATCGCGTCGAGATACTCGCGCCACACGTCGAGCGTGGCGACATAGCCTTTCCCATAGCCCGCATCCTCGATTGAGTTCCAAACCTTGCTGGGGTTGGCCTCATTGTTGCGCTTGACGGTTTCCGCCCAGATCAGCGGCTCAAGCCAGTCAAGACTATCGACCACCAGCGTCTCGAAATCGTGCTGCTCGCTGTAGAGCGCTGTCATGGCGTCCATCACATCCGCAAAGCTTTCAGCCTTGGGGAAGCTGTCGATAATTTGGCCAGACGGGTGCCCATCCTCCAGATTGATCAGCACCGGCTTGGGAGCCGAACCGGCGAAGGTGTTCTTGCCGATGCCGTGCGGGCCGTAGATCACGATCCGGGGCGGTTTGGGCGATGAGAGCCGGTTAAGGCTGGCGAGTGAGATTGCCATTATGCCGCCTCCCGATCTGCATCGCGCAAGGTGATTTCGAACTTCGGCTTGCCCGCCTTAACGGTGCGCGCCGGGGTGAAAAGATCGCGAATTGCGGCAGGCCATGCATCGTATTTGCGTTCCTGCACCGAGAGTTTGACCTCGACGTATTCCGCCGGATCGCCTTCCCACTCATCGCGAATGGTGGCCATCGCATCGGCCAGCCGGGCATGGTCCCAAGCGACAGTTTTGGGGACCGTCACCTTGATATAGAAATCACCATCCTGGCGGTGGGTTGTGCCGGTGGTATTGATGCCAGCGGCATAGCGGCGCGTCAGCACGCTGTGCAGGATGGCGACCATCTGCGACGCATCGGCCAAGTGGGCCTCGGCCTGCCTTTGCAGGTTGGCGAGAATTTCAACTGGCAGCTTATCGAGCACGCCGGGGGCAGTGTCCTTCAGTTCGTCAATGTTCATGTCCAAATCCTTTTGTCAGTCAGGGTTTTCAGCGTTTCGTCAGGGTAGGGTCGGTCGGAGAGGCTTGACGCGGCGATCTGAAAATCCGTGGGGGCCTCGCGGCTTGCCCAGCCTCTCCTTGTCTGGTCAGGTGCTATCGAGCGGCGCGATGGTGACGCGCACGAGGCCCGGAATGGTGGGATCGCGTTGCCACGTCCCGAAGTCGTTCCAGCGATCATCTGGGACTGGCAGCTCGCGCACAAGAATGTCCTCGACCGCCTTGAGGCAGTTGCTCGCATCGCGCTTGCGGCCTTCAAGCCCCAGCCGGAAATGGATTTGCATCGGAGCGGCAGGCCATTCAGGCTTGCCCGCCGCGCGCCACGCCGTGATGACGTGATAGCGCGCATCGTCGCTCCATGCCTTGTAAGCTGCGGACTTGGCCCGCCCGCGACCTTTGAGGTTCACAAACATGTTGTTCGCGCTGGGGGGCAGCGGCATGTCGATTGTGAGGGCGCTCATGCCGCGATCCTCTCAGCGCGCACGAGCAGCGAATTGATCGCAGCCTGTGCCGCCCGCAGTTCGGGAAGCATTTCGAGCAATTCGGAATGAGTGACCTTCGCGCCGCCTGCCGAGGTCGGCGATTGTGCCTTGGCGATGTAATGAACCGCGCCGGTCAGGCTCGGCAGCGCGTCGGTGTCCTCGCATTCGATAGGGATATTGCGGGCACCCCAAAGCGCGGCGATCGATTGGGTTTTGTAATCTTCGCCGGTCCCCGCGTTGGTATGAAACTGGCCTTTGAAATAGATGAATTGGCGCGTGGCCCATGGCGCGGGGGATGGGACGGGGGCGATGCTCATGCTGCGTCACTCCCGAAAAGATCAGGCGCAGCGCCCATGCAGTGAGGCGACAGCCATAAGCGCTCGCGGCTGCTGTTTTCGCGGCCTCTGCTGTTTTCTCCCTGCGTCCCGTAACCGCCTAACGTCTTCCAGGCGACCACGCGCCAGCCTTGGCTTTCCAGTGCGTCATGTTCCCCATCATAACCCGCCAGCACTATGCGCAGGTTAGGGTTGTCGCCGTTGGCCGCGCACCATGCGGATACATCGCCAGCCACGTCGGCTTGCCCCTCAGCGTATTGTATTGAGTGTTCGCCCGATGAATAAGGCGGGTCTAGAAAAACGCCCGTAATGCCGCCAGCCACGCGCGTAATCGATGGCCCGACCACGCGCGACCAATCCCCGCACGCAACCCGCGTATCGCGCAGGCGGCAGGCTAGATCAGCAAACCAGTCATAAATAAACGCCGAGCGCGCTTCACCTCGGCCCGTGTCGCCAAGGTGCGGCAGTTTGCGGTTGACGCCTTGGCCCGCGTTGCCAAGGTGCGGCAGCTTGCGGTTGACGCCTTGGCCCGTGTCGCCAAGGTCCGGCAGCTTGCGGTTGACGCCTCGGCCCGTGTCGCCAAGGTGCGGCAGATGGCGGCGGTCAACTAGCTCACCGTCAAGGCTGATCCACGGCCCGTTGCCGCTGCAAAAGCCTGACCCAATCCAGCCGCAGGACCCCCAGACCCACCAGCCAGCGGCCTGCGCCTCGTAATATTCCGCATCACCCATCAGCCGCTCGGTCAGCCGGTCGCGCTGCCCCACCAGCCAAAGGTGACGCGCGTGTAGGTCGGCCTCATTGACTGGCCAGTCTGCGTGATCGGCAACGGCCTGCGGATCGGCGCGAACTGCCCGCCAAAAGTTGCAAAGCATACCGTCCATATCGTTTACAGTTTCGACATTGGCCGCATGAGGCCGCTGCAACAGGACAGCGCCGGAGCCAAAAAACGGTTCTATATAGTGCGCCACGTTTCCGAGCGCCGCCCATACTTCAGGCGCGATCACCCGCTTGCCGCCAAACCACGGAAAAGGTGCGTTCAAACTCACAGCCATCCATCCCGCTTAAGTATCGCCAGTTTAGC